AAAGCGTTTTGCAATCCGTCAATGTACTGCTGACGCTCGGACTGAATCTGCATAACTTCATTTTGGTACTGCTGTTGCAGTGCCTGCATTTCTTTACGCTGTTGAGACAGTTCTTGCGTCTTTCGGGTATAGTCTGATTGTCGGGAATAACCTTTTACAAGTTCGTCAAGGCTTACCTCGATCTCTTCACCATCTACCTTAACAGCGTAGGTGGTGTTCATGCCGGGTTCCTCTTCGTCCTCGCCCTCTTCAGACTCCTCGGATTCGTACTCGTCTTCCTCCTCTACGGATTCTTCTTCGTACTCTTCCGACTCCTCTTCCAATGGTTCGTCTTGGATTTCTCCAGTGGACTCTTCAACATCTTCGGTAGGGGCGCTTTCTTGTGCTTCAGACATTTCCTCGGAAGGGGTCATTAAGCCTAAGAATGCTTCTGTTGCGCTGTGCAACGTTCCATCATCATCACTAACTTGCGGGGCTTGTTGCTTATCCGCCATAAAATTTTCTCCTTATATATGGTATTCCTTTAGTTTCTTTGCCATTTCTCCAGTTTCAACAATACTGGTTAGATGAAGGCGAAGTCGCTCAAGGAGTCGTAAACTGAGCCAAGCCTGTTCTCGGCTCTCGACATCGTTCACACTTGAGTTATACCAAGTGTTGTGTAAATTTTCTGCTAATTGATCGAATGCTTCGTTGTATAGTTTATCGTTGAGGAGGCTTCTTGCTTGTTCCTCTCTGGTTCTATTTGTCATGTTGCTCCTATGGCTACGGCCCTACCTTGATCCCTTTCTAGGGATATCTCAGCGGCCTTAAGTTGTGCATCAATTGCGGCTTCCTGCGCGTCTTGCTGGACTTTCATCATCTTGACTTGCAGTTCACCTTGCTTAATTTCAAGTTCTTTCATCTTAGACTGCTGCTCCATCATGGCCATTTGCTGTTCTGGGCTAGGCTGATCTGGGCTAGGTGGCGGTGGAGGAGTAAGGTAATCGTCTACGTTCTGATAGCCCATTGCCTTCACAAGAGCAGCGCCAAGGTTGTACATGTTCTGAGGGGTTACGATTGGTAAGCCACCTTGCATAGCCTGAGCCGCAAAAGATATCATTTGAGACAGGTGAGCCATCTGCTGATCTTTGGAGCCGTTACCAAGGGCAACAGATACAGAGCAATCCATCTTATCGGACCACATGTCAGGACGAACCTTTACCCATTGGTTACGAAGCATAATTGTACGAGAGATGTCTTGGTTCTTAAGAAGCAACTCGTATATACGATACATCAGTTCTTTTACACCAGTTTCAGCAAACTGACGAGCAATAAGTTCTACTCTCGACTGTGCGTTTGACATGACAGCGTTAACCGCAGTTGCGGTGGTGTGGCTTGTCAGGGCGTCTGCGTTAATTCCTTGCGTGTTCTTGTTTACGCCACTACGGGCTTCACGAACCTCGTCAAGGTAACTGAGCATCTGGAATGAGTACGGCTCAAGCGGAGGTGTAGCCAGAGGCATGATTGCATTAGGAGATTTAACCCTTACAATCCCGCCCGGTCGCTGTGTGAGAAGGTCGTCCAAATTCGCCTGACCTTCAAGAACAGCATAGCGACCAAAGTTCTGGTTATAGGCGTTGTCCATCAGATTACGCATTAGCGTACTTTTAATAAGTTGCAAGTCCATAACAAGGTCAGCAACAGACAGCCCAAAGAACTTGTGAGGAATCTTAATAGGAGTGATAGATACGAAAGGAGCCTTGTCTACCTCGTCGTTAGCGAACACATAGTCGCCAACGCTACATACCTTTCTCAGTTCGGCAATGCCATCGCCATCAAAGTCTGTGCGGATAAATGATTCGTGCAGCCAGTATTCTCTTAGCGCTTCTTCTGTGTTACCCTCTAGACCATAGCCTGAAAAGATATTGTGTGAGTCATCAAAAGCGTATCTAGCAAGTCTTTCGTTGCTAAACTCGTCCATATCATCACCGCCCCCCAAATCTTCAGGCCCAAAGTCCTGATCTGGGTACATTTCACGCAGTTCTGTGAGTGTTTTACGCACTCTGTGGCACACAAAACGAGCATCTTTAATAGACTTAGATTCCCTAGAAATAAGAAATTCTTCGGGAGGAACGTTCTCAATGTGGACTCTACCGCCGTATGAAGTACGCAGAATAACGACATCGTGCATTCCATACTCGTTAGTGCTGTGTTCTACGACCTCTACATTGTCGTTAGAAAGAAGAATATTAAGTTCTTCTTCTCCAAGATTGCTGTATTCTTCCCGTTCTGGCGCTTCGTATTCATCCCACCAGACTTTTACAATACCATTCTTCTGCAAAAGAGCGTCATGGAACCAAGAATACATGATTTCCCAGCCCGGATTATCTTTTGTAAAGACATAGTTAACGTAATCCGTGGCTTGCTCCGCAGCCTCGACATCTTCAGGGCCGTGGGGCGTAAATTTCACCATTTCATCGCCTTGAGCGAAGATACGCATCAAAGAAGGCTTAATCCACTCAATAGTGTCTTGCACAGTAGAGTCTACGAACTGGCTTCGACCCTCAACCTCGTTACCAAAGGGCAAAGCATAGTAGTATTCCTGCGCCAACTCCCTCTGCATAGAGAGTTCGTCGCTATAATACCCCAAAGCGTCGTGTATTTCTGTATTTACTCTAGCAAGTAGTTCTTTTTCGTCAGACAATGCCATAATCCCTGTAAACTAAATCGTTAGACCAACTTGGGTCCGCTCCAGCAACCGCATAACGCTGTGATTGAAATGCGTAACGAGTTGCAGCCATTAAATCGTCCCTAATCGGTACAATTTTGCCTTCTTTTCTGTGGTACATCCTAAATTCTTCAAACCAATCTGGCAGAGTAGAAAATACTTTAAATTTTCCGTTCTCCATGCACTGCAACATAGCCATAAGGCCCTCTTCTACACTGTTAGAGCCTTTCTTCTCGCCTAAAGCAGGCGGGTTTGTAAAGTGCTGTAGCAAGAAGTTGCACCCTAGGTTACGGTATTGGTCTGCCAAGCCCGGATTGCCCATGCTATCCCTGCGATTTCCGTCATGCGGGTAGGCGATGGGGATGAAGTTAGGTCTTTGCCTTATTATCTCAGCATGCACAGAAGGCGACGCTCTGGAAGCCCTGTAGCAATCATAGACATAGAACATTTCTTCTTCCGGGTCTATAGCACACCAAACAACCGCTGTCGGGTGATCCCACCCAAAATCAATAGCCGCTATTCGGGGCCAGTGATCTTCTATAGTTATAGGCGAGATTATTAAATCTTCTTCATTAACAGGGAATACAAGGCCAGAACCGATGCTTGGACGACCATATCTACGCATTTCCCTTTCGTGAGGGCTGTACGCTGACAGAATTTGCTCCATCACCGCCTCATTTAGATGTCCTTCCTTACCATTCATGGAACGCACTTTTTCAGAAGCATCGTCCCAAGTGGCGTTTGTTAGACTCTGGCCACGCTTTAGATGATTCATAAACGAGGCTACAGTCTCAGTCATGCCGTTCTCAGGAGTAAACGTCATGTAGACCATTCCTCTGCGGTCTAGTGTACGAGTTACTGCCTGTGAATACAGTTCTCTGCTAGGCTCCTCGTCTAGCCATACGCAGTCAACAGAGCGGCCCTGCCACTTGTCTACACCCATTTCGTAGGCTTTAAAGTGTAAAGACGAGTTCCCGCCCGTAACGTGCTGTATTAAGGCAACGCTCTTAGCGTTTGGCACACCCGGTTTGCGTTCCGTCTTTATAATTTTACTTTTAGGTATCGCACCGGAGCCAAAGGCTTCAGGGTCATCAGGGGAACCCAATAGTTCCGCTTGTACGATGTCTCTAGTGGTTTCGTTAGAAACACCGCCAGCCCATGCTGTAATAGGCTGTGTAAATCTTTTTCCCTCCCACCAATCAGGGTATATGCCTGTAAGATGGTAGGACATTTCAGCAGCACCGCAGTAAGACTTGCCAATACGGTTAGCAGCCATCAAGAGGCGTTGGTTATGCTCAAACCCAGTCTTGTGAAAATCTAACTGGTAGGGGTACGGGTCATAAGCGTCAATCTTGTTGA